TTCTTGACTTTTTCTTATTTTTTCATGTTCTCCTGAAACTCCTCCTTTCCAATTAGGATTATTTTCACCAATTAATCTAATATCATTTTTAATAAATACCATTTTTAAATTTACTTTTCCCTTTTCTATAGCTAATTTATGAGCTTCAGATAAAGACCTTCTTGGTATATTATTTCTTTTTAAAACTCTAAGAACTGTTTGTTTTTGATGATTATTAGATTTAGCAATATCTAAAGAAGAATAACCTTGCAGGTATTTTTCAATTATGTCTGTTTCTTGTTCTTGTTTCATATGTCATTTCACTTCGTGAGTTTAACTAACTAAAAAAATAAAAATAAAAAAATTAAAAATTTTTAACTATCTGTGATTGCCCGAATCGGACAGTATGCATTTCCATACTTAATAGCAAAAGCTAATCTTGTAGTTGTTTGATACTGATATTTGTCAGTAGAGATTTCATAATCTGTTTTCCAGACGAAACCTCTTCTTTGACCAACAATACCAAACATTTTACTCCTTGCTACAATTGCATCTGCACAACTTGCTGACTGAGCAGCAGAAGTTCCATATGACTTTGTAGTAGGCAACTGAGTAGTTGTTTTAGCTTTTGTCCCATAAATGGTTCCAATCACACCCTCTCTTAAAAGAGGACTTCCCCAAGTTTCCTGGTTCAAAACAGGTCTTGTTGTTGAGTCAGTTAAGGCTGCAACTTGACCTAATGTTTTGGGATTCCAATAAGAAACATCTGGTTGGTCGTGATTGTCTTTAAGTATTTCATAAACTGCAGCTGATATAGCAGCAATCTTAATAGTAGAACCTGTCAATGAACTTCCTGTTCCATCTGCATGTGTTAAGCCGGTGTTTCCAGCAGCATCTACAGCATTTAGCATAGAAGCAGTGTCTAACAATCCTGTAAAGTTAGTTCCACCACCAGTAATTATATCGGCATCTATTGCAAGAGCAATATCAATACCCATTTGTTCTACTAAGTGGTTTGCAACATTAACATTGTTATCTTCTAAAACTTCAGAAGATGCTTCTGTTAAAGCAGCAACTTTCTTTGCAGTAAGAGTTATCCTTCCAAAAGCAGATTGTGCAGCAGTAATGCTACCTAATTCACCTACCCAATATGCAGTTGTTCCAGCAGTAACTTTTGGTATATATTGTGTTAAACCAGCCATCTGCCTTATATCACAGTCTGGATATACAGTAGATTTTGCTTGGATTAACGCCAAAAGTCTATTACTAAATTCAGTTGGGACTAAATATAATCCTTCTGAATTAGTTGCTTCATTAAGAGCCTTCATAATGTCTACCATTATTTAACCCTCCCATACATATCAGGTGCTTTGAACATTCCATTCATGATAGCTAATTCTCCTAAAGATTTTTCTTTCAAAACGCTTTTCATCTTTTCCGTAGAGTTCTCATCATCAATAAGACCTCTTTCAGTAGAAGATGCTTTTATAGCAGCTTGAAATCCTTTAGTCATCATATCCATCATGTCTTTCTTGCTTAAACCTTTATCAACTTCTGGTTCTTCAGAATCAGATTTCTCTTCCTCTTCAGATTCTTCAGTTTCAGGTTCAGCTTCAGGTTCTGATACTTTAGATTCGGGAGCTTCTTCCTCAGATTCTTCAGATTTCTCTTCAGATTCTTCAGCTTTTTCTCCTTCTTCCATAGGACTTTTCTCCAAATTTAATTTTTCTTCCTGTTCAGTTTCCCGAAGGGCTTTAACCAAAGAATATGATTTGTGAGCGTATGGATAAACTGGTATTCCAACTGCAGATGTTTCTAATAATTTTATTTTTCCCCATACTTTTTTTAATTTTTTCATTTTCCAATCATTTTAGTCCCACATTTAGGACAAGTTCCACAAGGTTTTCCTCTTTCATGTTTTGTTTTATAACCACATTTAGTACATACACAATATTCGGCTCCGCCATCTCCTTGTCTTTCACCACCAACCCCTTGACCTTCTCCTCTTGCTTTATTAATTTCTAAAGAACCACTAATTCCTTCTTCTATCTCTACCATTTTAGGACTTTCAACTGGATTTCCACCAATAGAAAAACCAACTGGCATATTATTTTTAATATATTTAAAGAAAGTATCTGCATCTGGATGTGCATCATTTAGTCTTAGAGTTGCTTTTAAATGATTTCCTTCTTGTTTTGCATCAACCCAAACCCCCATTATTCCTTTCCAAGTATAAGTTCCTGGTTCTCCGGTTATAGGATTTAATCCATGGTCTGCAAAAAATGGGATAGTAGCACTTTTATATTGAGTAATCATATCATCTACTGCTTCTTGACTCATCATTTCGTCTTGTCTATCACTTTCTAATCCAGAAACAATTACAGAAACAAATCTTTGTTTAGTTTTTTCTTTTCCTAAACTTTTAATTATCACCTCTTCTTCCCAGCAATCATCTGCATTACAAATAAAATTAAAACCTTTCTTTGTTTTCTTGTATTGTGCTTGAGCTATTGCCCATATTTCTGATTCAGTATAAGGTTTTTTAGTTCGAGGATTAGTTTTACCTTTAAGATTTCTCTTTACAGCATCATGAATTTCATCTAATTTTTTAGGCATTTTGCTTAAAACTTTTTATCAAAGCTTAAATGTTTTAAGCGTTACTCCTTTATAAGAATTATTCTTTTTTCCTATGAAATCAAATTTTCAATTTTACGAAATTTTGTAGGTTTTCTACTCTAAATTGTTCTATATTTATAGAATTTTTATCAATATTACATTTATATTTCCATGACTCATCAGAAAAAAATAAAATAAATTCTTCTGGTGTTTCAAGATAAAGAACTTTAGCCTTTGTAAAATTTCCAGAACCAACCTTATTTTCAACAAGATTATAGAAATCTCCATAAGAAACTGAAATACTTTCATCCAATCCTTTTTTAATCATTAATGATTTAAGTTTATTATCTAATTTATCTTTTGGTTTGTTTTCAATTCCTTGTTCTTGTTTTTTATCTTGTTTGAAATCTATTGCCTTATCATCTCCTAAACTTTTAGGCATTGTGCCATTCGGCATTTTGGGTTCCATACCAATTCTTTCTCTTGCTTCTTCTATTGTCATCAAACCAGCTTGAGTTGCAATTTGAATAATTTGAGCTTCCCTCATTTCATCAATTTTATAAGCTCTATTAAATTTCATTCTTACATTAAAATGACTCCATAAATCTCTATTTAAGGTTGTTTCAATTCCTTTTTGAATAAATGCAATCTTTTTATAATAACCAGCTTCTACTTTTCCAGCTTGTGCAGCAGTTGCATCTTTTTGCATTAATGCATAATTTACTCGAGTAGCAGGAACACCCAACCCCATAAATATAATCTGTGTAAAATGTTCAACTAATTTAGCAAACTCCATATCTTTATTAAATTTGTTTACTTGTTCTGGAATTACATTCCCAGTTAAAACCATAGAACGATATTTTTCATCTTTCTTTTTTAAATCTCTTAATTCTTTTTTTAGTAATTTATAATTTCTTCCATTTGGAGATTCTTCTGGCATTTTAAAAATAAAATAAGGAATACCATCATTTTCAAAGTATTTTCCTGCAAATTCTTTAGCAAAAATTAATGTTCCAATATCAGAAAGTAATGGTTCTAATTCTGAAAATGCATAAGGATTACCACCAATTCTTACACCCCCGATATGAATTATATCTTCTGGTTTGTAAACTCTTTTTTCCCCTTTAACTTTTTGTTCATAAGAAATTATTTCTCCAGTTTTATCAAAATTTATTGTAACTGTAGAACTTTTTAAAACTTGCAAATCATTTGGGACCCCCCCAATTTGTTTTATTATTTTGAATTGGTCTGTTTTATTTATCTTAGTTACACCAAATTTTCTTGCCATATAATGAGTTAAATTCTCCATTATACTTTTTATTTTTTCTTTATCTACTGAAAGTTTTAAGATATAACCATTGCCTGTTGTGAAATAATCAAAAAGAGCGTCTGTAAGAGCATGATAGAATTTAGCTTTAATTTCAAATTCATGAACTTTATCTAAAGAACTTTTACTTGTTTTTTCAGAATTAGAAGGACTTGCAAATTTCCAATAATCTGCCATAATATCTTCAACTTTTGCTAAAATACATGCACAAACCTCTGGTGAATGTTTAACAACATTATAAAGAGTTTCAACATTTGCAGAAGTTTCAGAAGTAAAAATATCTTTGGCTATTCCACCAAATGTTGCATGAGGAACATATTCTACTTCTAATCCTCTAACATGTGCAGTTTTAGTCAATTCTGGTTTATTTCCTGCTTTTTTTACCATTATTTAACTAAGGACGTAAGGTTTATATACTTTAGGTTTCTTTCCTATGAAAGAATAAAATGAAAATACTTAATCTTTATGCAGGAATTGGAGGGAATAGAAAACTTTGGGGAGATGAGCATAAAGTTACTGCTATTGAAAATAATAAAAGTATTGCAAAAATCTACCAAGATTTTTATCCTAATGATAAAGTAATAATAACAGACGCAAAAGAATATTTATTAAAACACTATAAAGAATTTGATTTCATTTGGGCTTCTCCTCCTTGTCCAACACACTCAAGGATAAGATTAATGGGAACTAAAACTGGAAGCTATCATGCAAAATATCCAAATATGGAATTATATGAAATAATAATTTTGCTTAAACATTTTTTTGAAGGAAAGTGGGTTGTTGAGAATGTTATAAGTTATTATAAACCTTTAATAAAACCTACAAAATTAAACAGACATTATTTTTGGAGTAATTTTAAGATTCCTTTTATAGAAACAAAATATGGTGGAAATATTAAAAAAGGACACGCAAAAGAATTACAAGAAGTTAAGGGAGTTAATATTGATAAATATAAATTAAAAGGAAGGAGAAAAGATAGTGCAATAAGAAGTTATTTTGACCCAGAAATAGGAAAGCATATTTTAAATTGTGCTCTTTTGGAAAAATAAACCAGGTGTTAAATGTATAAGAAAATAATTAATGGAAAAGAGTATGTTTATGATAAATTACAAGAAAATCTATTAATTAGTTCTATGATTAAAGAATCTATTGATATTTTTTGTAAAGAACATAAGATTAAAAAAAATGCTTTAGTTGAAAAATTCTACAAAGCAATTCTTTTAAATTATAGAGATGGTTCATTAGAAAATACTAAAGGATTTATTACATTAAATATTTTAAATGATATCCAAAAAGAAGGAAATAAATATTTTCTTAAACCGGTCTAAAAGAAACAGCCCCATAAGAATCCAGCGAGGCTCTGTTCGCGTAAGCTAAACTATTTACACAATCATCATATTTTCCAAATGAGAATTTCTGTCTTGTTGTTTGTCCAACTCTTAAATCCACTTTAACAGAAACTTCACTCAATTCAGTAATTAATTGTTGAGTAAATTTATAAGATTCATCATCTCTATTGTTTGGGAGAACTAAATTAAATCTTTCAAACTCTCTCCTTAAATCCATTAGAATTTTTGTTTTTATATCATAAGTTACTTTTAACATTTCGGTTCCACCAAATTCTTGTTCAACATCTTTGGCTTGTTTTTCTCCAATAGTCGTAGCATCTACAACCATTTTTGCAGGTTTAAAATCTTCATAAAGTTCTCTCAATTTATTCATCTGTTCTTCAAATGTAGCTCTAAATCTTAACCCCTTTACTAATCTCTTTTTTTCACCAGTAATTCCTAAAACAGTCATCACAACAAAATCTCCTTTCAAATTCCCACCAGCAATATCATATCCCAGATAATACATTTCATTCTTTCTTCCAAATGGTAAAAACTTTTCTTTGTTTGCAAGTGACTTTTCTAATAACTCAATAGGATAAAGTGAATTAGCGTCAGAAATTGGTTTTAACATAAACTCTTGTTGAAATGGTAATTCTCCTATTTCTTTTTTTATTGCAGGAATACTTCTTTGAGTTTCTGTATCGTGTTCTAACATAGTATATTTCTGTGGCCATAATGGTTTCCCATCTTTTTCTACAACATATTCATCAAAATAATATTCATCATTATCTTTCAATTCATGTAATAAATCTATTGGAGATTTTGGAGTTCCGATTACAAATATTTTTCCACGATTTAATTGAACTACTGCCGAGACTGCTGTCCAAAAAATAGATTTATCTTCATATTGTCCTCCCTCATCACAAAGTAAATAATCAATTCTTAGCCCCCTAACACCCTCACCATAAGTTTTACAATAAAATATACAACCATTATTAATTGATAATTCTGTTGCTTTCCAGGAAGCATATCTATCACTTGGAACAAATTGAGTAAGAATTTCATTATCTGAAAACATTGTTTTTATAATTTTTAGAACCTTTTTACTATCTTCAAAATCTTGAGATAAAACAAGAAATTTTAATCCTTCAGAAAATACAGCTTTCCAAATAAAATATGCTGCAATTAAATTAGTTTTTCCAGAACCACGATAAGCCATTATACAAAGTCTTGGATATTTTTCCATTAAGTTATACCATTCTCGATGATAATCAGCAAAATCAAATTCAAATAAATGTTCAGCAAAGAAAGTAAAATCAACATAACATTTAGCCCAAAATGCTTCTACCTGATTATTTTCATAACCAGTTCCTTTCAGGATTTCCTGTATAGTTCTAATTTTACGCCTCCTGCTCAAATAATTCAATCCATTTAGGAGCTACCAAATCCCAAGAATAAGTTTCAGCAAATTTTCTGCTTTTTTTAGACATCTCTTTAAGAAGTTTTTTATCTCCTTTCCAATCTTTATAATATTTTTCTAAAAGTAAAGTTATATGATTATCATCTGGCACTAAATTCTCTACACCATTAGTTCCAATATAACCAATAATTCTTCCATATTTATCTTTCTGCATATCAATTAATTCACCTGTTTCTCCAACTAATTCTGGTCCAGTAGAATTATTACTCATTAAAATAGGAACCCCACTTGCTTGACTTTCAATTGCCGGTAGGCCAAAACCTTCCCCACCAGTATTATAAAGAAATATATCAAATAGATTATAAACATCATTCATATTATCTGGTTGAATTCCTTGTCGACTGATTATATCCATATTAGATTCAGTTAGCATAATCTTTTTACTTTGAAATAAATCACCTTTACTTTCTTGTTCAAATTTCCAAACTAATGCATCTATTACACTTCCATTCCCTTCACCACCTGGTGGATGAGCATCTGTATGCATTAATAAAACTACATCATTTTTATCTTTTGCAAATTTAGAAAAGCCTCTCATCATATAAGGTATCATTTTTCTTGTTTGATTTCTTCCAACAAAACCTATAACAAATTTATTATTTATTCCAAATTTCTTTCTGTTTTCTTCTCTTTCTTTTTTTGGAAAATAAGCTTTTGTATCAACTCCGTGTGGAATCATTTTTACATTTGGAACATCAAACTTCTTCATCATTGATTCACCAAATTTACTCATTGCAATATTTACATCAGGAACCATAAAAATCTCTGTCCAGTGAATTGCCCACTGATGACAATCAATCGGCGAGTAAGCGAGCCATTTTCCTTTCCAACCAGATTTCTTTGCTTCACTTATTCCTTTAATCCAACCACTTTGTTTTCCTACATCTGCTAAAGTAATTAAAATATCTGGTTTATATTTCATTAAATCTCTGAAGATTATATCAAATGCATGAGAATCTCTCCCCCTGGGTAGCATATAATAACCCTCAGCACGTTTATGAGGCCTATCAGTGTTTTGCCATCCAATATGCATAAATTTCCAATTAGGTTTAAGTTTAGCCCATCTTTTTAATAAGTTATCCCATACACAACCATATCCTGTGCTCATCTTAGGATTATCTCCTGTCGAAAGCACGGTCAAATTATCATTTGACATAGGTATCACCTCCTGCCTTTATAGGCTTTGATTTATGAGCATGAAATACACATCTATGAGTTCTTTTATCTGAAAATATCATTTTGACTTCGTCGAATCCTGCAACTTTTAACATTTTTGCAACACATTGAGGGTTTGGTCCCCACCAAGTGCCTGGGTCATTATTACATTCTTTATTTGGATAAAAAGCCATAACTGGTCTTTGAATATCAAATAAATCCATATGAGTTTCAAGTATACACATTCCGCCTTCTTTAGTTATATCATACATAACTTTACACATTCCAAAAGGATCTTTCATATGATAAAGTATTCCTAAACAAAGAACTAAATCAAATTTTCCATAAATAGAATTTGTTGTTCTTAAATCCATTACTTCAATTTCCTCAGAATTAACTTTTGAATTTAAAATTTTATGAGCAAAATTAAATCCTTTTTTCCCAGTGTGCATTACTTCTCTATTTTTTTGAACATCAAAAGTAGGACCCTCTTTCCACATTACTGTATCTATTGCTAAAACATCTGCACCTCTTCTTTCTGCTTCAAAAGAAAAAAAACCATCCCAAGCACCAACATCTATTACACTTTTTCCTTTAAGATTGTTTGGCATTTGAATTGTTTGTAATTTTGCTTCAGAAAAATCTTTTCCAGGAGTTATGACTTCGTCTAATAAAATTCGATGCCACCAATTTATTTCATTCATTTCTTTTAATTGTTCAGGGTTCATTCTACAACTCCTACATTTATTAAAGTTTTAGTTGGAGCAGTCATTTTACCAATTTTTGTTTTAGTATATTCTCCAGCGTTTGGAGATTGTAATGCCTTTCCTTCTGATGGGGTTCTTTGCTCAGTTCCATCTCCATCATTATAAAGTAATCCTCTTTCTTCATCAGTCAAGGCAATATTATAATATCTTACATCATCTATATCACCTCTAAATCCCCAAGCCGAACTTGCCCAAGCACCAATAATAAAATTTTGAGTAGTTGTAGTTATATCCGTTGCATAATCTTCAGATAAATCTAATTCATTATTAATATAAGTTTTTAAGTTTCCAGAAGTTAAACTACTATCAAAAACTAAAACAACATAATTCCAAGCGCCAGTAGTTAATAATTTTGTTCCTGTTTTTTGTAACCCTCTATTATTTAATCTAACTGCCATTTTATTATTTGATGTATAAAATTCAAATTCATGTGTATTCGCATCTGTTCCTTTTGTAAAACATTCTGCTAATTGAATTAATTTTGGTTTAATCCATGCAGAAATAGAAAATCGGGTGGTTATATTTAAGCTACCATCATTTCCACAATTTATTAAATCTCCTGTTGGAGAGGATGTTCCAGTTCCATCAAATGTTATAGCTTTATTTATTTTACCTATAGTAGAAACTAAATCAAAATTGGCAGTTCCATTATTTATTCCAGTGACATCTATAACTGTTCTTTGTCCTGCAGAATCATTCATCTTCCAGTGTGCTTTTAAATCTCTCATTTTAGATATTCAACAATCTTCTCAGCAGTTTTAGTCCAAGTAAATTCTTTTCTTATCTCTTCTGAAACTATTAATGCTTTCTTTTTTAAATCTTTATGTTCAAAACAAAATCTCATCTTTTTCTTTATATCTTCAAAATCTGGTTTTGCTAACATATTCCCTTCACAATAAAATCGTTTATCTCCTTGTTCTATTTCTGGTGCGTTTATCCAAACTACAGAATCTTTCCCTTTACAGAAATCCATATGCCCAGAATTTATATCTTTAGTTACAACAACAGGAAGACCTACAGCCATAGCATTTAAAATAGTCATACCAAAGCCTTCTCCTTTTGTTGGTGCCACAAAACAATCTGCTTTTTGATAAAATTTTACTAATTCTTCTTCTTTAACATAATCACTATTTACTATTATATCTTTATTTTCATGTCCTAAAATGTTTTTTACACATTGGTTATAATCTCTTTTATCTTGCCAAAATGTTCCTATTTTTAAAACAAGTTTGGCTTCGCCATTAAATTCTTCATCAAATGCTTTAATCAAGAGGTCTGTTCCTTTTCTATCTCCAACTTCACCAGTCCAGGAGTTTACTGAAAGAAATGTAAATTTATCATATTTTTTAGCTATGTCAATAGGTTTAAACATTTCTTTTTTACTCATTGATTTAGTTTCTGGTTTATAAATTTCTGAAACTCCATAATTAATTACTTTGATTGGAATTACAACATCATTCCATTTATATAAATTTTTATTAGCTTCTGAACAAACAAAAATCTTTTTACATCTATTTATCATTTGATTCCAGCCTGGCATTAATCTGGTTCCTTCATGTATTGGGTGTCCAATTAATTCACCATAACCACTAATCCAAGTTTGAGGATAACCAGCAAAAATAGTTTTAGCACCTTTTGCATCTATTGGTTTATTTAAGAATTCTAATCCTTTATTGAAATCATAATCACTTTTCCAAATATCTGATACTTGAATTTCTACATCATCTCTTTTGGCTAACGCCTTAACTATTTCTCTATTTGCTGTTGCAATTCCTGTCGGATTAAATACATCACTTTTCCATATAATTTTCATAAACTATTTCACCTCTTTTTTTTCCTTTCTTAGCTATTAATATCTTACTAAATATATGATTATCTAATAACCATTTGCATTTTGCTTTTTCTTCCTTAGTTAAGTAACCTTTAGATTTTGCTTCTACTCCTGTAACTTCATAAATCTTTTTTGAAGGATATAACTTTCCCCCATTTTCTAATTTTGGTTCTAATATTCCATAAGATATGAAATCTGGAAATCCTGTTCCGATTGCCATTGGAATTCCTTTACCTCTAAATTTATGTTTTGCTGGAATTAATTTAAAATCTTTTCTTTGTTCTGGTGGAAGATTAATATTTTCTTTAGGATAATCCAGATTATTCATCCACTTAGAAACAATCCAACCTTTTTTTTCTAAATCTTTTCTTACTTTTAATTCAAATCTACGACCAGCTTCTCTATTCTTTTTTCCTTGTTTTTTTAATTGTTCATTTGCCATTATATCATCTTCGACAAAAAAATGCTTTGTCATTTTGCTTTACTTAAATACATAAAAATTGGGTCTTCATGTTTAAACATATCTTTAGTCATTTGTATTGTTTCTTCTATAGATTTTGGTTTTAGTAAAGGAATTTTTAAGCACTTGCAAAGTCCATCTAAGTCGCTTGTTATATGGGTTGGGCCTAAATCTGGATAATCCCCATAAGAAACAAGTTTAACATTTTGTTTTTGCTGCATCACATTTAATTTAATTGATTCATAAGGTCTTTCAAGTAAGAAAGGAGTAATTGTATAAACTACTGGTTTAAGCCCTTCCATAGCCATTCCACTTGCCATACCCACTGCTGCTTGTTCAGCAATTCCTACATTATGTAATCTATCTGGATATAATTCTTTGATTGTATCAAAAATTCCAAATCCTATGTCTGCTACAACTAAATGAATATTTTTATCTTTTTCCATCTGTCTCGCTAATTCTTTACCAAACTTATATCTCATGGATAATAATACCCCCAATTTTCATAACAAAACTTAGGCATTCTAAATATTTTGTATGCTATAAATTCTAAAATTGTCATTTTAAATATTCAAGTGCCTCCTTCATATCTTTTGGATGTTCATTAAAATAATGGACATGATAACTTGGATTTCTATGCAAAACAGGAATCCCTAATCCTTTTTGTGTATCTAAAATAATTGCCTGTAATCCTTTTGGAATATGTTTTAATCCTTCTAAACCTTCTAAAGTATGCCCATTTAATTGTGTAACATTATATCCAAATGCTTCCATCTTTGCTCTTATTGTTTTATCATCCTCACCCATAATTTCTTTTATTGAACTGATTGCTTGATATTTATTCCAATCAATTAAAGGAATTAAATTATCAACATTTAATCCTTTTGCTACATTAAAACATTCCCAACACATTCCCTCTTGTAATTCTCCATCACCTAATAGACAATAAACATTCCCTTTTTCTTTTTTTATTTTTTTAGCATAAGCTCTGCCAAGTGCAACAGATAATCCTTCTCCTAAACTTCCACCAGTAGCTTTAATTCCCTGATTTTCTGCATATTCTATATGAATTGTCCAAGGTGGAATAATTCCTTTAGTTTCTAATACTGCGTGAAGTGCAGGAGCTCCGTGCCCTTTACTCATTATAAATATATCATTATCTGTTAAAACATTATCATAAAGATATTTTACTGTATCTAAACAAGACATAGAGCTCCCATAATGCCCATGCTTTCTTTTAAATCCTTCAGTAATTATCCTTCTTCTTAAATCTTTATTTAAAATTTTATTTTTATCTATCATTTTATTATTGCCCAATCTTGTAATTGTTGAACAAGTTTATATCCTGTTTTAATTAAAAATTCATTAACTGCTTTTCTAACTCCTGGATGTCTATCATCATTATAATCATGTCCACCAAGCACCCCTCCTTTTCTAACCTTTTTATAATAATTTTCTATATCTGCTTTTATATATTCATAATTATGATTTGCATCAATATAAACAAAATCTAAATTATTTGGAATTTCTTTTAATGCTTCAACTGAATCCTTTTCAATCCAAACTACTTTTTTGTTTTCTCTATCTATTAATTTATGTGCCTCTTTTTTTGCAGTTTTCATAGTGGGAATTTTTGTTTTATCTCCTTGAACATCTGAAACCCCATCTGGATATTCAATTCCATCTTTTCCCATATATCCTTTATAAGGGTCTACAAGATAAAGTGTTTTTATATTCATATTATGTAACATTTCAAAGGCATTGAATCCTCGATATACTCCAATTTCAGCACCAACTAATTCTGAAGTTAATACTTGTTGAATATATCTCATGCAAGGTCTCATATGAAATTTAGGTTTTTTGGTTTATCTAAATAATTAGAAATAAATTCATTGATTGCATCATGTCTACAACAACCCTCACAATCATTATGAACATCAAATTTTTTCATTTTATCTATTATATTCCAATACTTTTCACTATTTAAAATTTCTTCAAGGGATTGTTCGTTTAAATCTCCATATTCATATTCATCATTTCCAAAAAGATAACCACAAGGATAACATTTTCCATTTCCACTAACTTGAAAAATTAAGGGTGCATCAACACAATAGTCATATGGTCTTCTTTTACCCATAGCCATAAAATTCCATTTAACTTTTATATCTGTTTTATCAGTAGAAAAACTTTCACATTCTTTTAAAAGATTTTTTATTTCTGGTTTATCATAATCTTTTACATCAAAAGAAATATCAGCTACTGTTCCTTTGTTTGGAAGAGAACATTGTTTTATTACTAAATAATCTACTCCTAATTTTACTGCTAATTTACTTTCTTTAATTATATCTTCATCCATTAGTCCAGGCACATAAACTGCTTGTAATCCTATTTCACAGGGATATCCATGGATATCCTTTAATTTAACCATTTCCTTAATATTATCAATAACCTTATCGAATTGATTTACTCTATGAATTTTTTTATATCCTTCAGAATCTCCAGCAGAAAGATTAAATCTCATCCATTTATTATTTCTTAGAACATTACTCCTTTTTTCATAATTATCTAAAAGTATTCCATTAGTTGAAAATGCCATATCTAATCCCCTCATTTTTCCAATATTCATTGCATCGTATATATGTAGATTTAGTGTTGGTTCTCCATCACCAATTATTTCTAAAGCATTTATTCCTAATTCTTTTGCAGAATAAAATAAATGAAGTAAAGGTCCTCTATCTATCGAAGATTTTTGGTCTTTTCCTTGAAAATTTCCGTAACAAAAAATACAATTAGCATTACATTTTTTAGTTGCACCAAGATTAATAAGTAATGGAGCAATCCTTTTACCTTTATCATAATGTTCAATTACTCTCTCCATGTGCCAGAGTATTTTTGTTCCATCCATTAATCTTTTCATAGTTCTCCTCTTTCATGTTTTATAGTGTTTTTCAACCATTCTTTTGCATTTAATAATTCTTCCCAAGACAAATCTTTTGATGGTTCAAAAAGTGGTGAACCATCCCCCCTACTTTTTTGCCCACACTTAACTTTCCAATCACCAAATTCTAAAGTTAAATATTCATCTACTGGGTTTGGGACATTAAAAATTCTTCCAGCAAATTTAACAGTTGCACCCTTTTTCATAAAAGGTTTTCTATTATCTAACATTTTAAAATAAACATCTAACCAATAATTTGAAGTTTTAATGTGTCTATTTATTTCTTCTCCTTCAGCATTTTCAAAAATATTAGAGAAACATACATTGTGTGGTTCTAACTTATTTTCTTCACATTTTTTAAATAATTCAATTAATTTCTTTTTACTACAATCTACAAATAAATCAAGGTCTGTGTCTCCTGGAATAAGATTTCCATCTCTAACTATTCCTAAACAAGTTCCTTGAAGAAGATAATATGTAATGCCTAACTCTTTACAAATATCATCAAATTTGAATAAAGTTTCTTTCATTCCCATTTTAATCCACAAACTATGGTTTTTTCCATGCTATATTTGCCTCCACCCTTACTGGTTGATAAAAATTATCTATAATTCTTTTAACTTCTGGTTGAGAATTATAATCATGCCAAGTAATAATTTTTGGTTTCATTTTTAATGCCAATTCTGTATCTTCTTTTACTCGCAAATGATCACCATCAATAAAAACTAAATCATAATGTTCAATTTCTCCATTAAATTCTTTTGAAGGTTTATAATCTAAACTATCACATTTTAATATATTTGGATGAGCAACCCTTGGATTTATATCAATCGCTTTCCATCTTTTTATGTTTGGATGAGAAGAAAGTAGTTCTGTAGTAAATCCTGAATAAGAACCAATCTCAAAGAAAGATTTTAATTTGAATTTCTCAATAAGTTTAATCAAAACAATATGGTCCTCTTTTTTAGGAGTCCAATTATCTATTTTGTCCTTATTCTTTTTCCAGTGTTTATTTACAATTGCACTTTTTAATTCACTATCCATGACATTCTATCTCCCCCAAATTTAATATTATATTTTTCTTTAATTTCATCCACATATTTTTTAATGTCTTTTTGAATTGTTGCACCCAAATCTCCTTCTGAATTTGTAGGATAATCATGTATCACTATAATTTTAGGGTTTACACAAAATGCTTTTTCAGTATCTCCTTTTACTTCTTCATATGAATGTCCATCATCAACAAATACTAAGTCATATTGTTCCTTTTCATCTTTTGGATTCCAGGAACGAATTGGTGAATGAACAAAAGTTATGCCATCTGTTAAATTTGCTAAATATCTTGGTGAATCCCCATCCCAAATATTACTATCAATTGTTTTTATTCTTTCAATATTTGGATGTAACCACATTAAAAGAGAAGTTGCTCCTTGATATGTTCCAAACTCAAGAACAGATTTAATATTATATTTTTCAATCAATTCAATTAAAACTACATGGTCTACTTTTGGGCAGATTAAATCTTGTGCTATGCCTATACTTGGTTTAAATTTCTTCCAAAACCAATCCACATATTCTTTAGGTGTCATTTTCATTTGTATTTAAATTTTTTTTCTCCTACTCTTTGTAATTCTTTTTTAATTGCTAATCTAATTTTTTCAAAAACTTCATCTTTGTTTTCTAACCATTCACTATGAGCATTTCTTGAATTTGTTATTTCTTCAGTTGAATAAATAAATTTATAGATTTCATCTTTTTCCCCAAATCCAGCATTGACTGAACGATGTTCTATTACTTCAGGGATGTAAAAAAATCCACAGGCTTCACCAAGTGAAATAACATAAGGTTCAATTCCAAATTGTCTATATTTAGGATAAACATAATATCCAATTGCTCTTACTATTTTTCCAGAAATTACTTCTGCATTTGGGTTGTGAATTCCACCTTTTCCTTTACAATAAGAAACCCCCCAACCATTATTATCATCTAAAACACCAGTCATCATTTTATCCCAACCTTTTACTACAAAATAATGGTCATCATTTATATTTTGATAATAAGGCACGTTTGGATAAACTTCTGTTGAAATATAATTTAATACTTCTCCCATAAATCTTTTTTCTCCATAAATAACATTTCTTCCTTCTAAAACTTTTTTGTATTCTTCAATCTTTGGGTCGTCTTCCCAAACATATAAAACAATTTCTGTTCTTTCACTTTTTGTTTCATCAAAAGATTTTAACATTTCAGCACATAGTTTTGGTTTCCCTCTTGTTGAACAGATGCTTAATAATTTTGTATCTTTTGGTAATTTCATTTTGCTATCTCCACATTAGAATCCCCCATTTCTAAGAAACGGTTAGTTCTTTGTTTTACATCACAAGGATTACAAAGTCCATAATCCAAACATTTTCTAAATCTATATTTAAAATTAAAGGAACCATCAGTAATATTTCCAATAGGATATTGGTCATGATATAAATCCCTATGACATTTATAAGCATCTCCATTTGGTCCAATAGTAATATTTTTAGTTCTACAAAGAACAGATTTTCCTTTTTCTTTTCCAACAGCATCTGGATATTTTAAAAAACCAAATTTATGATTATTTATTTCACCTAAAAAATCTTTAATAAAAAAGTATACCCCACTTTGTCTTGCATATTCTGCCATATCCATATTTGCTTTCATATTGTCTGGATGATTTAATCCAAATATCCCAACCCGAAAATCATTATCTTGTAGTATCTGTGCATTATTTATTAAAGTCATAGGATTATGTTTTTCTGGATGATAAGAAGCTCTAATAGATTTATATGCTTTTTCTTTCTTAGTAAATCTTTCTGGATTAGTTCTATTAATAAATTCTATTGGGTCAAATGTTAAATTAGTTAATAGTTCTAAATTAATCTCTTTTTTTATTTTATTAAGAAGTGGATAAAATTCTTTATACATTGTTGGTTCACCACCTCCTAATGTTAATGGAATTTTCCATTTAAATCTATTAATTGCTCTTGCCCATTGTTTTGCAGAAAGTTCTTCTCTATCTCTTTTTACACCATCAACATCATTTATACAATAAGAACAACCAAGATTACATTTAAGGGTAAGAAATACTTCAGCATAGTTGAATTGTTTGCTTATCATTTAAAATTACTCAAATAATCCATATTTTTACTTGTAAACTTAACACATCCTTCACTTAATAATTTTGCGTTGTATTCTTTTGTTCTTTTTTTTAATTGGTCTTCACCTTCATAATGAATTAAAGTAACTGGCACAACACCTACTGTAAATCCTTCTTTTCTTGCCCTTATACAAAAATCTGCATCTATATAACACCAAAAAGAGTGGTCCCATCCTTTTAATTTTTCATAAACATGTTTTTTGATTATCATGCTCGGCCCAGTTACATAAGGGCAAGATAATGGCTCATTTAATCCAATATTAAAAGCATATTGGTGAGGATGCCCACCAACTGCTCCAAAGCCAGCATTAGTTTGTCCTGGATAAAGCGCTCCACCATAATGCTGAACCAACCCATTTGGATAAAGTAATTTACATCCAATTATATCAAAAGTATTATAATATTTTTTTAAATCTTCATACCAATTTTCTGTTGCTCTCATATCTGGATGCCATATCATATAATCATCATCAAATCCGTTTTCTTTAAAATAATTATCAAAAGCATGTTCAGAAGAAGTTGTTTTTTTAGGATCAGATTTTAGTTTAATTACCTCAATTTCTGGTGAAAATTTTTTAAGCGAAGCTAAGCATTCTCTTAATTTTTCATCTTCTTGTAAATAACTCATTATTATTTTCATAATCAATAACCATAAGGGATTGGCTTTCCTGCTTTCAAGAGTTTAAGCTTTTCTTCTTGCTTTTGTATCTCTCTCTTAGCACTATCTTTTTCAGCTTCAGTTCTTAAAAACCATCTTGTTGCATATCCAAAAGCTACTTTTCCAAACTTCTTTTCAAGTTTGATAAGTTCAGCAATAACTGGTTTCCTTATCTTTTCTTTCTCTTTGTTATTTTTATTTCCTATTGCATCCATTTTTTAACCTCCAATAATTTAATAAATCTTCAAGAGTTTGGTCAATCGGAATCTGATTTTTCCAACCTGTCTTTTCACAAAACTTTTTATTATTTCCAACTAAAACTTTTAAATCACTTGGTCTCATTCGATTTGGGTCATTTCTTATTTCTATCTCTCTTTTACTCATACTCAATAATTTTCTCAAAATATTTTTTATTGGAATTGATTTATTTGAACAAATATTATAAACTTCACCTATTTCACCTTTTTCTAAAGCAAGCCAATATCCTCTTACCATATCTCTAACATCTGTAAAATCTCTTTCTGCTTCTAAATTTCCTACTTTGATAATTGGTAATTTCTTTTTATCTTTTTCTATTTCTGCAATTTGCTTCGCAAAAGTTGAGCAAACAAATACTTCACCGCGTCTGGGTCCTGTATGATTAAATGCCCTTGTTCTGACTATATGCATTCCATAAGATTTGAAATATTGATAACCAAGCAAATCTTGAGCAACTTTAGAAACCCCATATGGGGAAAGTGGACGCAATGGAGATTCTTCAGATAACTCTGACTCACTGTGTCCATATTCTTCACTTGAACCTGCAATTAGAATTCTTGGCTTGTAGTTTGGAATACTTTTTACAGCTTCAAATAAATTTAATTCCCCTATGATGTTAGTATGTAATGTTTGGTATGGTTCTGTCCAAGATGCTTTTACAAAACTTTGTGCAGCTAAATGAAAAATATATTCTGGCTTTACTTTTTTAATTACTTCTTGAAATGCAAAGGCATCTGTTATATCACATTCATGTAATGTAATTGCATCTTTGATTTCTTGTAAATTTTCTAATTTACTTCTCCATCTTGTTGTACCATGAACTTCTGCTTCTTTAGATAAAGCATATTCTGCTAAATGTGAACCTACGAAGCCCGAAATTCCTGTGATTAAACAAACTATTTTTTCCCCCATCTTCCCTCCCAATTCTTATGTAGATTTGCGTGACAAACTGAACAAAGAACTCTTAAATTGCTTAGATTATTATTGCTTCTATTTTTATCTTTATGATGAATTTGGATTTTTCTTTTAGAACCACATTCTTGACAAGATAATTCTATACCTTCCCTTATAATTATCTGTCTATATCTTGTAATACCACCTTTCCAATTCCAATGTTTTTCTCCTTCAATCTGTGAAAATCTTTTGCCTTTATTCCAAGGCTTCTGTCCTTTTTTAAAT